GATGTAGTCAGAGCAGAGTTATCGGTAAATGGTAAATAAAATCCATTAGTGCCGTATGTTCCTGTGTATTTCTTAGGAATCCATACACCTGTGGTTGTAGATGTTTCACCGAATGAGGATGGGGTTAGGGCTTGACCATCAATGAAGTTTAATTCTGCAATATAACCATCAAAGTAATCGCCCGGACTGCCTGTATAAATAACTTCTGAACGACCAATACCATGAGCAATGGTTGTGTTTATAAATGTGTTTGCATTTTGTGCAGGAAAATCACCCTCACCACCACCGCCAACTCCAGTAACTTGAACACCATTAGCATAAAATCTTAAACGACTTGCTGTAGTGGCATTTGTAGTATCGCAAACAATTACAAAATGATACCAAGCGGATGGGTCACGATAAACATTTGGACTCCAAGCAACAGAAGCTACTACGCTACCGCTAGTAACTGTGTAAAGTTGCATCCTGTTATCTGAACGAATATACAAAAATGTTCTATTACTTGTATTTGTTCCTGCACTAAAAAGTGTTCTATCTGTGCCTAAAGTTCCTAATTTAACCCACCCACTCCAAGTCCAAGTTTGTGAATTACCACTACTTGATGGAGTTCTACTTAGATAAGCAGAAGCACTAGACCGAAAGCGTAGGGAGTTGGTTAGGTTATAACCACCACCTTGACCAGATGCACCAGCAAGGATATTAGAACCGATAACTGACATTATTAGCCTTAACTATAGTTAGCTGTAAATACACAATGGATAGAGCCTGTAGTACGAACTACATAGTCTATTCTATCAACTGCGTTAGCTGCTGTCGATAGTGTGGGTGCTGTGCCACCGATAAAGTCGTACTGTGAGCCATACGCTAGAGTCCTAGAGCCTGTACCATCTTGCACTAGGAAAATAGAACCAGACTGACCGGCAGTTAGGTTGCTAGGATTAGCTAGTGTGCGATTGCCACCAAGCGTAAGGGTAAAGTTGTTGGAATCAGCCATGTCAGGAGTAACAGTAGAACCATCTGTTAGAGTGGTTATCTCTCCACGCTGACCTTTTGTAAAGGTTTGGGCTGTGTCGATACCTGCGTAGTCTGTTCCTACTGTAGCTGCAGAAAAGGCAGATGTTCCATTACCTTTTAAAATACCAGTAAGTGTAGATGCACCAGAACCTCCATTGGCTACTGGTAATGTACCGGTAACGCCAGTTGTTAAAGGCAACCCAGTTGCGTTTGTTAGAGATGTTCCTAACTCAACAACAGTACCACTTGCGTTTTTAGTATATAGTCTTTTATCGGTGACATTGACTGCTAATTCACCTTGTGTCAGTGAACCAGCGGAAGGTACTGCTGAGGCAGTCGAGCTGTTCTTAGTTACGATTGTGGTTGGCATTAATATGTTCCTCCGTCAAGGGTTCCTGTGATTTTGCTACCTGCCAAGGATGTGATCCATGATGGGTCAGCATATGAACCGCCTAATGCAACATAGGTGCTGGCAGCGGTTGATGATGTTAAATAACTTGATAAATCTAATGTACTCCACTGAGTAGCATAATTGGTATTTGATGATTTTACTAAATACTGTCCTGTAGTACCGCCAGATGGGACACCAACACCATCAGCACCTGCTGCTCCTGTAGCCCCGGTAGCGCCTGTGGCACCGGTTGCCCCTGTCGCTCCAGTTGGTCCGGTTTCTCCTGTATCGCCTTTAGCTCCTTGTGGAATACTGAAAGCAAATACAGCAGCAGAACTTGTTCCCGTATTTGTTACTGTTGCAGAGGATCCCGCTGCTCCGGTAGTTACTGTACCAACAGAAATGGTTGCTGCAGATCCGGTAGCTCCTGTTGCACCAGTAGAGCCTGTAGCACCTGTATTGCCTCGTGGAATACCAAGAGAAACAATTAAATCATTTGAATCGTAGCCGACTGTTGCTTCAGAGCCAGCAGCTAAAGTGGTGACTTGAAAGGTTACATCATTACCAAAGTTTAGGGTTGCGTCTCTTGCTGCTTCTGCGTTGGTTTCTGCTGTTTCTGCATTAGTTTCTGCCACCAAAGCAGCATCTCTTGCTGACTCAGCAGAGTTCTTTGCATTAGTTGCGGTAGTAGCAGAGCTTGATGCTGAAGACGCTGAACCACTTGCTGCACTTGCCGAACTAGATGCGGCTGTGGCACTGTTTTGTGCTTGGTTCTTGAAGTTTTCGGCTTGTTGTGCATATTGTTGTGCAACTACGGCTTGATTAGAAGCATCGTTTGTAGCATCTCCTGCACCGCCCGGTCCACGATAAATTGACAAGACTTATCTCCTTATTTGTCTTAATACACTCATCGAATGCACTAAGACAAACTCCCTAGCCGAAGCTAAGGAGCTTGAATGCCTAATTAGGCGTTTACTGCGAGTACGAAGCCAGCTTCTGGGCGAACTACTTTGGTACCGAAGAGGGTATCAGCGGTATAAAGAGTTGACAAGTATTCTTGCTTGTACTGAGTCTGTGAACGAACACCAAGTTGCTCAGCCAATACCATTGTGTCGGTATGGAACAGAATAGCAGCTTTGATAGCGTCGCCAACAGAGTTGTCAGCAGCGGTCTCGATAACAGGCATATTGCTCGATACATAAATATCGATACCATATAGCTTGCCGATTTGACCATTCTGAACACCACGACCATCAACGAAGTCAGAGCTGTTGTAACGATCAACGCCCATGATTGCATTGCGGAGTGATGGAGGAATAGCAAACTTACGACCGTCCATTGGAACATCAGCGTCGTCCATCAACTGGATGAGCTTACGGAAACCAGCATCGGTAAATACATCAGATGTGGTAACAGTGTCTAATGCGTAAGCAGTTAAACCTGTGCTTGCATCGATAAAGTATGCGTTGCTATGAACCCAGTCAGAAGCGTCACCGTCGCCGAAGGACTTGCCTAAAGCGATCAAGGTGTCGTCAACTTTCTTAGCTAAAGCATAGCCAGCGTCTTCTGTGTAGAAAGAACGCAAGGAAGACAATGCTTGAGTCTCGACGATGTCTTCGATGAAACGGCTATACTCGAAGTGTTGGTCGATAAGGACTTGTACTTCGCTCTCGGTGTTAGCTTGAATGGTTACTGCAGTGTTAGCTGCTTTAGCCGTTGCTACGCCACGAGTTGGCTTAGGAATATGCAATGTGTCGCCCTTTTTGCCTTTGAAAGACATCTTACGGACGAGGTTTGCGAGAACTAAGTTTGCTTTGTATGCAGCTACTACTTCGTCACTCCAAATCTCTGGAATAAACTTGTCTGCTGCTGTTTTGTTAACGATAGATGTACTACCGCCGGGGTATGTTACTGCTGCCATGATTAATTTCCTTTGTTAATTATTAAGTCTAAAATTACTTAACGTAATGCTTCATAACGACTAGGGTCGGTTAGCTTCAATTTAATTAGGTCTGCTCTACGATATACTTTCCTGCTACTTTCTCCAGCACCGCCAACATCCACTGAGGCAGCCCGCATAGCTTGTTCTTGAGCTTTGCTTTCCACATTAGCGGTTTGAGTAACTTGAGTCTGCTGCTTGACTTGTCTAAGTTCTTTGTAAGTACTTAGTAACTCATCAGCGGAATCAAAATCAAACTCACCATCTGCTTTAGCAAACAATGCCAATCGAACTTTAGAAGATTTAACCCAATCTTGGAATCCAGCATCTTGTGCAATGTTGGTAAAATCGGGATGCTTGGCTGCAAGTTGTTGTGCAGTCTTCATCTTCTTTAATTCTAAAGCGGCTTGTCGTGCTTCAAGTACAGCCGGGTGCTTCTCAACTTGTCTGTTTACAGCCTGTTTAGGGTCTACAAAAAAGTCCTCTTCAAGCGATTCTTCAATAGGCGCTGCTTCTTTTGATCTAGCTTCGAGTTGTTGTTTTAAAAGCTGGTCTGCGAGACTTCGTACTTCGTGAACCTCGTTTGCTTGACGACCGATTAGCTTTTCAGCCTCTTGGTGCATCTTTGCAATTTCTGATGCAGATTTACCTCGATACTTCTCAGGTAAGTCATCTGCTGGTTCTACTTGTCTAACTTCAGGTTGTGCATCGGTTGATGATGCCTCTGGAGTTGTAACATCTTGTACTATTTCCTGCTCATTGCTTTCAAACAGTTCTTCGTCTTGGATAAAGTTTGCTGCCATTTAAAGTCTCCTGTCACCGAATCAAGTGATTTTAGGATTAATAATCTGAGGCTCTTACGAGGTATCTCAGGCGTTTTGCTTTGCTTCTTGCTTCTGTTTGTCTTCGTGCCTTTTCGCCCATCTATCGTAGGCAGATACGAAAACTGGATCAGTTCCATCCAAACTAATTCTTATAGGAGAAATAATTCGGTTAGCTTCTAATCCACATTCACAGAGAATTGTTGTTGTTTCATCCGCAACAAAACTCTCTGTAATATGTTCTTGTGAGCATTTAAAGTCATATAACTTCCTACTCATTCGCCGTGTCTCCCGACAAGAGCTGTTCGTAGGTTTGCTCTGATACTGCTTTTAAACTAAGGAGCCACTGAAGAATATCCAGCTGTCCTCGCTTTAAATGCAAATCTGTCTCTGTTTGGATTGGTAATACATTATTTAAGGAATTGAACATATTCTGTGCATCTTCCATTAAATCTAACCAACCTTGAGTAGCCGTCATTGTGAAACGGTCCTCATAATATCTTTGTAGCTTTTTGTCCACAGTTTTCTCCTTTTATGGGAACTGTGTTGCTTTTTAACAACACTGTGCTGATATTACCACAGAATTGCTAAAAAGTCAAGTGTTTTCTACATCTTTTGTTGTTTTTGCATCTGTAGCTCAACAATCTTGCCTTTATTCTTAATATCGGCTTCTTTGAGCATCAATTCTGCTATCTTTGCCCGCTTTGTGAACTCAGATTCTTGGTTTTTACCATCAATATTGGTAGAAAGTGAGCTAATTACCTTAGCACGAAGCTCTTCTGGCATTAATTGGGTCTCTACAACCGTCTTAGCAGCCTCTGCAGAGTCTCTTTGCGCCCTAGCCTGTAGTGACTGGGTAGTGGCTTGCTTCTGTTGCATATCCATCTGTAGCGCCATCTGCTGCATTTGAGCCTGTTGTGGGTCTGGTTGACTCATTTGGGTCAATGCTTGCTCCAATTCAGCGTTCGTCAGAGTCCGCTTATACTTCTTGATAATGCCAGCCATTGCCATTGACATACCAGCGCCAGAAGCGTCTCTGGAAGCCTGTGATACTACGCCTTGGCTATCTAGCGTACCGGTTGCCATTAGTAACATACGCTCAAACTCTTTGGAGGTAGCAAAGTTCTCAGGACTGGTTTGACCAAATTTAAAGGGCATCATGATCTCAGCCGGATTACCATTCGTCAACAAGGCTTTACCGGGTTTAACTTCAAAGCGTGAACCACGAGGTAAGCGAGTAGCATCGATAGCAATCATCGGTGCGGTTGTTAGCGCTAGGCTGTCTAGGTGGCTACGCAACTGAGCATCGATAGCCTTTTGCATATTATAGGCTTTTTCGACAGTACCACGACCCCAGAAACGATTAGGGACAGTGTCGTCCTGATAAGCCAATACAGGGCGATCCTGCATCATGTAGGGGTTCTTCTCAGCCTTGAGTAAGAGTCCATCGTTAGCGATAACGACAATAGCTTCTACGAGGTCGCTATAGCTGTCAGCGGTGCTGTCTTCAGGGAAGAGGTCGATTACTTCTTCACCTTCGTTCTCTAACTGCTCTAGGTACTCTCTAGGGACTAATCCGTAGTAGGTTAAGAGCTTGACTTTGTCGTCTTGGTATTGCACGACTTCTTGAGTCACTTCTAGGTCATCATCGTTGCCAGCAGGTCCAATGTCTACCTTACGATAGATACCCTTTTCCATTCCTTCTACTACTTTATGAATCGACACAAACTTCTCAATGGCGCAGCCCATCGCATCGTCAATCGAGGTAGCGTTGGGGTCAATGAGGAAGTTCTTAGGATTGACAGGATTAACCTTGACGCAGAAGTATTCTTTCTCCTGTACGCCGTAGGCTGCTTGAGCCATGCCCGGCATTGGCATCGTTGCAGGAACAAACTCTTTCTCTTGCTTAACGATAATCTCGCCGATACCAGTACCGTAAATCTCAGCCATCAATTCGATCTGGTCAATCGACTTACGAATCTTATGCTTTTCTAAATCTTCTTTGAGCTGAATCTTCAGTGCCTCAACATCCATCGGATTGTTGTTGTAGTCACGGACATCATCTTTGATGTCGAAGAACTCACCGTTACCAAAGATAGCTTCCATGATCTCAGCGTGGCGGGTTTCTACCGCTTGCTGGGTAGCAGGACTGATTAGGCGGCTACGCTCAGACTCTCGTGTCTTGTCTTCGTCAGCCCAGATGCCACGGAAAATACGCTCGTATTCTTTCCAGTCTTCGAGGTAGTTCTCGTCCCGATGATCACGCCATCTATCGCAGTGTTGAACCACGAAAGCAGTTAATTCTTTATCTGCTTCGGTAGGTTCTTCCCAACTTGTACCTTCGTTCATGTCCATATTTTCTGCCATATTATTCCTTACTTAGTGGTATCGCCAAAGGGGTCTCTGTACATTGGATTAACAACTTCTTCTTTTTGGGTAACTGCCTGTATTGCTTTATCTAAAGTATCTAAGCCCAAAGCGTCTGGATCTTGACCGTACTGCTGCATAAACAATTCTTTCCAAGCTGTTTGATGCTTTGGTGACTTTAGCCATGTTCCGTCAGGTGCTTTAGAGGACCAATGTGGCATTTTGTCATAGGGGCTAATTTCTTCCGTAACACCCTTCTTCCAAGCTCCACGATAATCATAGTCACCAGAAGACAGCATCTCATCAATAATTTCATTGTTGCTGAGTTTATCAACGGGTTTTTCTAAATCTTGAGCAATTATAGGTTTTAAGTTATTAAACAACTTTGTACCGGTAATCCACTCTCTGAATTGCTTTTCTTCTTTATCAGAAAGTTTTGTAGGCGACCAGTCCATTTTCTGTAGCTTGTAGTATGATTTTAACCAGTCATCCATATCAATATCCGCTTATAACATCTAATGGTTCATAATCTTCGTCGTCATAGTCCTGTTGATAATTCGTAACAGCCATCTGATCGATATACGCCAGTGCGTCCACAAGGTCATCATGGACATTAGCGGTAGGGAACTGGAGTAACTGATCTACAAACTCTTTCCAGTCTTCTTCTTCGTTTAGGGT